GAAGCACTTGGATACTTGAAAGGTCCAGCAGATATGATACAATACTACGATAAAATGTATAATCAGTCTGTACAATCTTTAGCCACATATGAGATGGGGCGTGATCGTAGAGACGAATTTCGGGACGGCGTTATTCGTATCCCTCTCGAATCAAGGAACCCATAGGAGATTATTATGGCAATTACTCAAGCTGTATGCAACAGTTTTAAAGTGGAGATCCTGAAAGGCCTACATAACTTTACGGCAACGACAGGGAACGCTTTTAAACTAGCATTATACGACAACGAAGCAACTTTAAGCAAATCAACAACTGCTTTTCAACAAACTGATGAAGTAGCAAACTCAGGAACTTATTCTGAAGGTGGTGGAGCATTAACATCTGTTACTCCTGCATTATCTACAGACACTGCTGTCTGTGATTTTGCTGACATTTCATTTACAAGTGCAACTATTTCAGCACAAGCTGCTGTAATTTATAATAGTTCAACTGTATCTGGTTTGACTACCAATGCATCTGTTTGTGTACTAGATTTTGGTGCAGTTAAAACTTCAACTTCAGGAACATTTACAATTACGTTCCCAGCTGCTGAAGCAACTGCTGCAATTTTAAGGATCGCATAGGAGAATAAATTATGGCCTCTCTTCAAGGATGGGGCCGACAAACCTGGAACTCAGGTGCTTGGAACTTACAAGCACCTGTAGATGCTACAGGTAATGGTCTCACTTCCACAGTTGGAACTGTATCGTTAACTACGACAAATGTATTTAGCGTTACAGGGATTGGATTAACTACAGCCATTGGAGATGCTACTCAGATTTCTGAGTATGCAGCGACAGGTAATGCCGTAACGACATCGTTAGGCACAATGCCTAATCCAACGATTGTAGACAATCAATTACTTACTGGATGGAATAGAGGTGTAGGAACAAGTTTACCATTAGGATGGAACGCTGCTTCATGGGGCACTGGCGATTTCATTTTATCAGTCGGCAACGGATTATCTGGAGCTTCATTAACTTCTTCTCTTGGAGAAGAAACACCAACTGGTAATGCAGATGTAACAGTTACAGGTTTAGGAACTACTTCAACTTTAGGTACTGCTGTAGCTACAGGTGTTGCAGAAGTAACTGCTACAGGAAATGTAATAACTTCAGCTCTTGGCACTGAAACAGTTACTGCTGATTCTAATGTCACTGCAACTGGACTAGGTATGACTTCTTCTCTAGGACAAGAAGATGCAGCTGGTGTATTTCAATCTGGTTGGGGTCGTGGTGCAAATCAAGTTACAGGTGAAATTATTGGTTGGAGTGATAATCTTTGGAACGTCCTTGAAACTGAATATGCAGTAACAGGAGTCTCTACAACTACAAATACAGGTACAATAACATATCAAGGAGATGTTGCTCCAACAATTACAGGTGTTGAACTAGACTCAGCAGTTTCAACTCCAGGAACTTCAGTGTTTGTAACTGGTGTTCAATCAACAACTTCGATTGGTACTTTCTCAATATCTGGTGATAACAATCTAACTATCGTTGTTACTGAAGATGGAATGGTTTCTTCAACAGGAACTTTACCTACAACAATTGATATATCAGGAAACGCGATAACATCGTCCTCTGGCACAATTACAATGACAGGTGACTGTAATCTTACTTTAACAGGTATAGGTACAACAGCTTCTCTTGGTGATGAAACTGCTACTGGAGGAGCCACAACAGCTGTCACAGGAAATGCTTTAACTCTATCAGAGGGAGACGTTACAACAACTGCTGGAGCTACAGTATCTGTAACTGGTATTGGAATGACTTCAAGTATAGGTCAAGCTTCTCAAGAAACTGTATATGAAGCACCTAGTGTGGCTGCTACTATATCTACTGGGGTATTGAATATTCGTATAGATGTAAGCTTTACACCGACTGGAGTTTCTGCTACAAGTAACACAGGGAATTTACAAGGAACCTTCTGGTCTGTTGTAGATGACTCTAACTCAGCAATAAGTTGGACAGAAGTTCATAAGGCTGCATAAAAAAAGTTTTGACAAACTTTGAAATAATAACTAAAACTTTATTAGGAGATTAAATGAGTTCAACTTATTCAACAGGCTTACGAATAGAGCTACAAACATCAGGAGAAAATTCGGGTACCTGGGGTACTATTACGAATAATAACTTCTCTCAAGTTTTTGAGTTCGCTATTGCTGGTGTTTATTCTAAAGCAATTACTACTGGGACTTCAACTACGCTAACAAACGGCGATGGTCCTCAAACTCAAGCAAACAACGAAGCTAGACAAAATCAATTAATTCTTACAGGAACAGTTTCTACTACACATACTTTACAATTTCCAGCTACACAAAAAACTTACGGTATTTACAATAACATTTCTGGTGGTGCAGATGTTTCTGCTAGACTAGGTGCTTCAGGAAACACTGTTACTATTACAAATGGTAAATACAGAATGGTGGCTACTGATGGTACTAACTGGTATGATATTTTTTCTCTTGCTGGTTTAGGTGAAGCTTGGCAAGACAAGTCAGGTAACTATACAGCATCAGATGGTGATAATTTATTTGTAGATACATCTGGTGGTGCAGTAACAATAACTTTACCTTCTTCTCCTTCAATTGGAAATCAAGTAAAGATTATTGATTCACACGGAACAGCAGCTACAAACAACATTACTGTTGGAAGAAACAGTCAAAAGATACAAGGGACTGCAGCAGATTTAACAATTTCAACTAACCGAGCTGGCATATCGTTGGTGTTTTATGACAGTGACAATGGTTGGTTATTAAAGTATAACGATTAATTATGGCTAACTTACAAGATATAGTAAACAGAAGTGAAGTAGGCGCAATCAAGCCTTGGACTAAAGCTACAGCTCCAGCAGGTTATTTATTGTGTGACGGTTCAGCCGTATCAAGATCAACATATGCAGATTTATTTGCCGTAACAGGAACAACTTATGGATCTGGTGACGGTTCAACAACATTTAACGTTCCTCAATTACAAGGTAAAATGCCACAAGGTTTTGATGGTAATACATACAATCTAGCAGGAACTGGTGGAGCAAACACAGTAACAGTGGCTGTAACTAATAACCAAGCTGCAACCAATGCTTCAAACCAATCTGTGACTGTAACAGGAAGTATTTCAAATACATCACTTACAAATGCACAACTTGCAGGTCACACTCACAGTTATGAAAAAACAAATGGTGGTAGTGTAGCAACACCTGGTGGTCCAAGTGCTACAGGAACTAGAGCGGGAGTTTCAGGATCAAATACAGGTAGTTCAGGTTCAGGAACGGGTCATAACCACTCTCACACTTTATCAGGAACATTAACTGGTAACATTACAACAAGTTTAACTGGTTCTGTTACAGCGGCAGGAACAAATTCATTCTCACCTTTTGTGGTGGTAAACTATATTATAAAGCATTAGGAGATATTGATGGCAACACAAATAGTAATTCAAAACGGAGATAACATTTTAGTTGATGATTCTTTTCATATTATTTGGGCAGACAAAGGTAAAAACTGGGTAGATGCATGGTGTCCAAACACTATTCATTGTGTAATATGGAATAATCTACAAGGACAAAATGAAATTCAAAGTAAAGATGCTTCTACTGGTATGATGACAGGTAATACCGATTTAAATGCTACAAGTGATGCTGTAGGATCTACAACTATTGCTGCTTTGCTTACTTGGGCTGAAACAAGAAAAGGTCAAATAGAAGCTGCACAGACTGCTTATGACAATGCTGTTGCTGATGATTTAGCTAATGGAACAAGTAATGCCTTAGCAAATTGGATGGCTTACGACGCTAATTATTCTTAATTTTTTCTAACTTTTCTTCTAATGCAAAATTAGAATTAACTATTTCTTGATTTGTTTCTTCTTGAAGATCTTTAAAAGGACCCTCTTTATTAACATAAAAAACAAATAGTTGATGATGCCAACAACCATCTGGTTGACTAAAAACAGGTCTCCAATGATCTATTTCACAACCTTTGTAAATAACACCATCTCCTTTTTCAATAAGAATAGGCTTGTTTCCCATACATAATGGCCACTTATAATCTTTGTTTTTGTAAAAATATTTTAAAGTTATTGAAGCACTTATCTCACTAGAAGGTCTATCTTTATGTATTGGTAAATCAGAGCCAGGTAAATATATTCTGTTAAAACTATAAATAGGTTTTAATTTCAAACTTGTTTCTTTTTCTACAATAGGCTGTAAAAAATGAATAACGTGATTAAAGATATCAGAACCATGATGAAAAGCGTGAAAAGAAGTAGATAAGGGCACAAGTTCATCAGGTCTATTTTTTCCTTCAGAAGCTTTTCTTAGTGCATACGTAGATAAAAATTCAACCATGTCATCAGATAACATGTTTTTTACATACTTATAATTATCTTTCATCTAAAACTTTTTTTGTTCCAAAACATATTTTTATATCTATCAACCCATTTACTACTTAACATTTTAAGTGTTTTACCATGTAGCTTTTCCATATAAAAACCCGACCATGCTTTCCAAGATTCTCTCCTAAAAGGAACAACCTGTACCATGGGCTCACCTTGTTTAATTAAAAATTGTTCATCTCTTTTCTTTAAAATAAAAGGAAAATTAATTAAATTTACATATGTATCTGTGTCTACTACACCCTCGATTATTTTCCATCTTTCTTCCATTCTATTCATAGGATGAATAAATAAACAGCTATATCCTGGAGGAGTTTTAATTAACCATTTGTTATGAAATTTACCTGCATTCTCACCTGTAGTTTTATGCCATTCTTTTGGTAACTGCGCTTTACCATGAAAACCAAAATCTTCTTGATTTCTACTAGCTGGTGTAACACTAAAATCATTTTCAGTTGGATCTACAACATAATCTTGATCAAAAGGTATGACATATCCCATTGTCATTGAATCTAAAAAAGGCATACATGTTTTTAACGTAGGTGCATGTAAATTTTTCTTGTCGTGTCTTTCTAATTTTTTGTATTCATTAGGAACAAATCTATTAGCTGGTTTTGGATGTGGCCATACCTCAATCATATCTCCATCTGTTGCACAAAAAGTTATTTTTTTATCAAACAATTTTTTGTATAAAATTAAAAGACATAGATCTTCTAATATCTCCCTTATTTTTTACTTTAAATGGCATAACAAAATGCTGATGAGAAGCTTTGAATATATAAAAATGTCCAACTTCTGGTTCAAACCATGAGCAGTTTGATCCGTTTACATCTGTAAAACCTAATTGACCATCTTTAAACTTATGAGGATCTTTTACATCATTTATAAATTCTGGAACTTTTAAAAACATAACGGTTGAATAACCTGTATTATCATGATGAGTATGAGGTGGATTGTACTCTAATTCTTTCATATCATTAATCCAACAATTTAAAATTTCTAATTCTTTATTTCCAACAAACAAACCAACTTTTTCTAATGTTTCAATATAGTCATTCATGCAGTCAACTATATGTTTACTTACTTTTGCCTCATGTAAAAAATTAGTAAACCTTAATTCTGAATCCATTCTTCCAGCTAATCTTGGACCAAAGCTTTCTAAAGTTTCTTTGTGTTGTTCATACTTTTCATTAAGGTCATCAATAGCATCTAAAGGTATGTCATACCTTTTAACTATTTTACCAAAAACGTTTGTCTGTGCTTTCATTCTTTTTATGTCTCTTTCATAACACAAAATTCATGTCAAGAAAACAATTTATAAAAGATTGCTTGATATACTCTGTACACATGTTTAAATTAGATCTCACCCAAAAATTATAAATCAAGGAGATATTATGGAAAATCAAGAAGTATTGAAGGCTATAGCTACCCTTGCTGATAAGGTGAGCCGTACCCACGAACGTTTATTAGCAGTGGAAAGAGACAACGAAAGATTACAAAAACAATTATTAGAACACCGAAACGTGCCTCATATACATACAATTCAAGGTAAACCACATAGCTCTGATGCAACAGTTATGGTAACTGGTTTAGATTCTGATTTAGAATGTGAAGCTTGTAGTGCTTAGGGTAGATATAAGTAATCTATATTAGATCGTTTAAGAGTATCCAAAGCATCTTCTTTAGTTTCTACCAAAGGTTCGCCACCTAAATTAAAAGAAGTATTAAATAATATTGGAACATTTGTTTTACTGTAGAACAATTTTATGAGCTCATAGAAGTTTTTATTTTGTTCTATAGTTAATGTTTGTACTCTACACGTGCCATCAACATGAGTAATTGATGGAATTAATTTTTTCTTTTCTTCTTTAACGGGTATGGCGTAGGACATGTAAGGTGATTCTTTTATAGTTCCCATATCAAACCAATCATGTGCATGTTCAAGTAATACAGTTCCAGCAAAAGGTCTAAACCATTCTCTTCTTTTTATTTTGTTAACAATATCTTTGCCATTTTTGTTTCTAGGGTCAAACAATAAAGATCTATTACCCAAAGCCCGTGGTCCGTATTCAGAACTATCTTGAAAAATAGCAACAACTTGTTGCTCTAAAATTTTATTTATTGCTTCTTCTTTATCTGTAATAATCATACCAAACGGCTGCTCCTAAAGCTGTTCCTCCGTCATGAGGACAAGGATCTACAAAAAAATTAATATTTTTAAAGTATTGAGTGTATTTATAATTGTTGACACAATTTAAAAAATAACCACCTGATAAAACAATGTTTCGTGTATCACTATATGTTAAAGCTTTTTCTATTAATTCTATTGTATATTTTTCAGTAGCTTCTTGAACTTGTTTACATAAATCTTCATCTCTTTTTCCATAATTTTTGCCATAAGAAGATAAGCCCATAGCTTCACCAG